GATCTATGTCGATCATGAAGCCTATCGGGTGGGTTGTGAAATTATGGACACGCCTGATCTTTTCCTGACCGTGCCAGAGTCCGAGAAATGGCCTATCGTTGCTGACAGCGCCCGGCCTGAGACAATTAGCCATATGCAGCGCCACGGCTTCCCCAAGATCATGCCAGCAATCAAAGGCCCGAAGTCTGTTGAAGAAGGGATCGAATGGCTCAAGTCGCATGACATTGTGGTCCATCCCCGCTGCAAGCATACGATTGATGAGCTATCCTGCTACAGCTATAAGACCGACCCGCTGACAGGCGCAGTATTGCCAGTTCTTGCAGATCGTGATAATCACTTAATAGACGCGCTGCGTTATGCGTGCGAGGCAAGTCGTAGAGCAGCACCTAAAAAGGCTGTTGAGGTCCAGCCTCTAGCAACGGTGAACAGGTGGTAAATGGCTCGACTGAATAGAGAACAACGGCTCGGCAATGTGCATCAGGCGGCATTGACTGAGTTTGACCGCTGTCAGTCATCCATGCGCGATGAACGCTTGCAGTGCCTTCAGGATCGCCGTTTCTATTCACTGGCTGGCGCACAGTGGGAAGGCCCCATCGGTGAGCAGTTCGAGAACAAGCCACGCTTTGAGGTAAACAAGGTTCACCTAAGCGTCATTCGTATCATCAACGAATACCGCAACAACCGCATCGGCGTTGATTTCGTATCCAAGGACGGAAGCAGCAACGACAAGTTGGCTGAGACTTGCAACGGATTGTATCGCGCTGACGAACAGGACAGCGTTGCAGATGAAGCTTTCGACAATGCTTTCGAGGAAGGTGTTGGCGGTGGCTTCGGTGCATGGCGTCTGCGTACCGTCTATGAAGACGATGAAGACGATGAGAATGAAAAGCAGCGCATCCGCTTCGAACCGATCTATGACGCTGACAGCAGCGTATTCTTCGATCTAGACGCAAAGCGCCAGGACAAGTCTGACGCTAAATATTGCTTCGTCCTCTACTCCATGACCCGCGAAGCCTATCAGGCTGAATGGAACGACGATCCAACCACATGGCCGAAGGAAATTCACCAGTTTGAATTTGACTGGGACACTCCCGACGTTGTGTTCGTTGCCGAATATTACCGCGTTGAAGAAGTGCGCGAGACAATCCGCATATTCCAGACCATCACTGGCGAGGAAGAACGCTACACGCAGGCAGACTTTGATGCAGACGAAACGCTAGAAGAAACGCTCCTGGCTGTTGGAACCATCGAGGTTCGCCAGAAGCGGGTGAAGCGTCGCCGCGTTCACAAATACATCATGAGCGGTGGCGGCATTCTTGAAGATGCTGGCTACATCGCAGGCAAGAACATCCCGATTGTTCCCTATTACGGCAAGCGTTGGTTCGTTGATAACGTCGAGCGTTGCATGGGCCATGTCCGCCTAGCCAAAGATCCGCAGCGCCTGAAGAACATGCAGCTTTCAAAACTGGGTGAGATCAGTGCGCTTTCATCCGTTGAAAAGCCGATCCTCGTTCCTGACCAGGTCGCTGGTCACCAAGTGATGTGGGCAGAGGATAATATCCGTAATTATCCCTATCTGCTGGTCAATCCGATCACCGGCCCGAATGGTGAGACGCAAGCCGCTGGCCCTGTTGCTTATACCAAGTCTTCCGACATTCCTCCGGCGATGGCTGCGCTCTTGCAGTTGACCGAGCAGGATATGGCTGAGATCCTCGGCAACAACCAGCAAGCGGACAAGATGGTCAGCAACATCAGCGGTAAAGCTGTTGAGATGATCCAGACCCGCTTGGACATGCAGTCATTCATCTACATGACCAACATGGCGAAAGCTATGCGCCGCTGCGGTGAGATATGGCTGTCGATGGCTAAAGACATTTACGTCGAAGAAGGGCGTAAGATGAAGTCAATCGGCGCGATGGAACAGGTTGAATCCATCGAGATGATGAAGCCGACCATTGATGCTGAAACTGGCGAATTGGTTTATGAGAATGATCTAAGCCAAGCGAACTTTGACGTTGCTGTCGATGTTGGCCCATCGTTCACCAGTCGCCGCGAATCCACCGTCCGTTCGCTGACGGGCATGATGCAGGTTACAAGCGATCCTGAAACACAGATGATCCTTCAGTCCATGGCGATTATGAACATGGACGGTGAAGGCATCTCTGACATTAAGGACTTCTTCCGCAAGAAGCTCGTTCAGATGGGCGTTGTCAAGCCCACCGAGGAAGAACAGCGCCAGATGATGGAAGCCATGATGATGCAGGGACAACAGCCTGACCCGCAGTCAATGTTCCTAATGGCTGAGGCTGAAAAGGCTCAGGCTTTGGCACGGAAGGCTCAGGCCGATACAGAATATAGCTTGGCGCGCACGGAAGAAACCCGCGCCAAGACAGCAGAGACCATCTCGAACATCGACATTGACCAGCGCAAGTCGGCTATCGAGACTGCTGAAAAGATTGGGGCTGCACTCCAGCCACAAATGAATGCGGTTCCATCCGCCGCGCAATTCGGATGAGTTAATGGGGTAACTTATGAATATGGCAGACACGGAGATTGATGAAGTCATCGAAATTGATCAGGAAGCTTTTGACGCTGGTGAGACCGATACCGCCGCTGACGATGTTGAGACTGAAGATGAGGATGAAGTCGTAATTTCCATTGGTGAGGAAGCGCCGCCTCAACAGGAAGAAACCAAAGCGCCTGCATGGGTGCGCGAATTGCGAAAGGCAAATCGGGAAAAGGATAAGCGCATCCGTGAACTCGAAGCCAAGCTGACCACAAGTGCGACTGAGAACAAGCCGGTCGTATTAGGTGCAAAGCCTACGCTTGAAGGATGCGATTACGATTCAGACGTTTTCGAGCAAGAAATAGCTAATTGGTATGAGCGCAAGCGCGAAGCCGATCAAGCCGAAGCCAGCCAGCGAGAAGCCCAAGAGGCAGAGTCCGCAGCATGGCAGAAGAAGCTCGAAGACTATGAAAAGGCCAAAGCCACTCTCAGGGTGCGCGATTATGAAGATGCAGAAGCTACGGCTCTGGATACCTTCAACATCACGCAGCAAGGGATTGTGCTTCAAGGCTCCGACAATCCAGCTTTGCTCGTTTACGCAATTGGCAAGAACGCAGCTAAGGCCAAGGAACTTTCTTCCATTACTGACCCCGTGAAGTTCGCCTTTGCGGTAGCGAAACTGGAGACTCAGTTGAAAGTAACGAACCGTAAAGCAGCCGCATCACCTGAACGCACCATCTCCACTGGAGGCGGACGCATTTCAGGCAGTGTGGATTCCACCCTTGAACGCTTGCGTGAAGAGGCTCTTAAGACCGGCGATCTATCAAAGGTCATGGCCTATAAGCGCGGCAAGAAAACCTAATTTGGAGTTAAGACAATGGCTAACGCCTTTTCAAAAGAAGAAATTGTCGCCTTTGAAAACATCCTCGAAGGCTTCAACGATGCGCTGATTCTCTCGAAGAACATCAACGTATACAACACCAACGGCGTGACGATGGAACGCGCTCGTGACACCATCTGGCGTCCGCAGCCCTACATCGCTCAGTCGTTCAGCCGTACTGTCGGCACCACGATTGCAAGCGACATTCAGAACATGACGCAGCTTTCGGTTCCTTCGACCCTCGGCTTCAGCCAGTGCTCGGCTTGGCAGATGGATGCTCTCGAACTGCGTGACGCATTGCAGGAAGGTCGCCTGGGCGATGCTGCAAAGCAGAAGCTTGCTTCGGACATTAACCTGTCGGTTATGGACTTGGCTGCTGCTCAGGGCACGCTCGTTGTTCCCGTGGCAACCCCCGCTGGCGACTATGATGATATTGCTCTGTGCGATAGCATCATGAACGAACAGGGTGTTATGGCTGAAGATCGCTACCTCGCTCTGTCGAGCCGCGATTACAACGGCATGGCTGGCAACTTGGCTGTGGCGACTCGTTCGTTCACCGGCAACAAGTCGGCTAACGCTTACGAGCGTTCATATGTTGGCCCCGTGGCTGGCTTCGAGACCTATAAGCTCGACTATGCCAACCGTTGCGCTGCAAACTCGGCAAGCCGTACCATCGCCACCAACGGCGCTCAGGTGCGTTACGTTCCGCAGGCAACCACCAACAGCGTTGCTGGCGTCCTCAACGTGGACAACCGCTATCAGACCGTCACTGTCTCCTCGACAACTGGCGTTCTTGCTGGCGACTCGTTCACCATCGACGGCATCGAAGCGGTTCACCACATCACCAAGCGTAGCACGGGCGAACTGAAAACGTTCCGCGTGATCTCGATTGATAGTGGCACGACCATGACGATCAGCCCCCCGATCATCGGTGCAAACTCGTCTCCAACTGATGCTGAACAGCAGTATCAGAACGTGTACGTTGCATCGACCTCGGCAACTGCTCCGATCAACTTCCTGAACATTGCTGCTTCGAACATTAACCCGTTCTGGCGCAAGGACAGCATTGAACTGCTTCCGGGCCGTTATGCTGTTCCTGATGGCGCAGGCGTTGACGTAATGCGTGCTTCGACCGATCAGGGTATCGAACTGGTCATGACCAAGAAGTTCGATCCGTTGACCTTCCAGACGCTTTACACGCTGGATACGCTCTACGGCGTTGTCATGACGAACCCCGAAATGGCAGGCATCCTGCTTTTCAACCAGACGTAAGTCTAAACAGGGGGAGGCTTCGGCTTCCCCCTACCTTCATCAAGGAGCAAATGAGATGCCGCTTAAAAAAGGTTACAGCCGTTCAAGCATCGGTAAAAACATCAAGATGGAAGAAAAGGCTGGTCGCCCGAAAAAGCAGGCCATCGCTATTGCTCTCAACGTTGCACGCGATGCCGCTATGAAAG